TTCCCGAACGACGGGGGGAACCATCTTTTTACTTCCACAAAATTCAGGTTTCAAAATGGCCAGGCCAAGAACTCCGACTAACGTGCTGGATGCGAGAGGCGCGTTCGACAAGAACCCCAATCGCAAGCGCGAAGACCCGGAAGTGGCTGGCCCGTTAAAAGCTGCGCCCGCTCATTTCAGCGAAGACCAAGTTGCGATCTGGAAAGAGCTGGTGAAGGCCGCACCAAAGAACGTGGTCACCGAGTCTGACCGCTTCGCACTGGAGATCGCCGCGCTGTTGCTTCAGCAGTTCCGCAATGACCCGGTTGATTTCACTGCGGCAAAGCTGGTTCGGCTCGAAACACTGCTTGGCAAGTTCGGCATGACGCCATCTGATCGCGCCAAAGTGGCCGGGCCTGTATCGAAAAAGAGCGGCGGCAACCCATTCGCTGATCTGTAATGGCTGCAAAACCTGATCACCCATTGGTAGCGAAGGCCGAGGAATACGCTCGGGACGTGATCGCCGGCAAGATCGTGGCATGCAAATGGATCAAGTTGGCCTGCAAACGGCACATGTCAGATGTGCGCAAGTCTCGCAGAAAGGCGTTCCCGTACAAGTTTGACCCGGCCAAGGCTGAGAAGGTCGCACGCTTCCTGCAATTACTGCCGCACACAAAGGGCAAGTGGGCCAGCAAGCGCGAGCGGATCACCCTGGAGCCGTGGCAACTGTTCGCTGTCTGCATCCCGTTTGGCTGGGTGCAGAAGAAAGACGGCAACCGGCGCTTCCGAACTATCACTGTTTTTGTTCCAAGAAAGAACGGCAAGTCAATCATTGGTGGTGGTGTTGGCGTCTATATGTTCGCCGCTGACGATGAGTTCGGCGCTGAAGTCTATTCAGGTGCCACGACAGAGAAGCAGGCGTGGGAAGTATTCAGGCCAGCCAAGTTAATGGTGGAGCGCACACCGGCCTTGCAGGAACACTACGGCGTTGATGTGAACGCCTCGAACCTGTTTCGCATGGAGGACGGCTCACGCTTCGAGCCGGTCATTGGTAAGCCTGGCGACGGATCAAGCCCGTCCTGCTCGATTGTTGACGAGTACCACGAGCACCAAGACTCGACACTGTTCGACACGATGGAAACCGGCATGGGCGCCCGAGAGCAGCCGATCATGCTGGTGATCACCACGGCAGGCTCAAGCATTGGCGGACCTTGCCACCAGCTGATCCGAGATTGCGAAAGGATGCTGGAAGGTGTGATTGATCGGCCCGACTTATGGGCAATGCTTTACACCATCGACGAAGGCGACGACTGGACAGACGTTAAGTCCCTGGTCAAAGCCAATCCGAATTACGGCATTAGCATCAGCGGCGACTTCCTCGAAGCGCGTCAGCGCGATGCCATGCAGTCAGCAGCCAAACAAAGCACCTTCCGCACCAAGCATCTGAATGAATGGGTCGGCGCTAAAAACGCCTGGCTCAACATGCTGCGGTGGAAGCAGTGCCCGGAACGCAAGAGCCTCAGCGAACTGGAAGGACGGCCCTGCTATATCGGCCTGGACCTGGCCAGCAAGATCGACATAGCCGGCTTGATACTGGTGTTCCCGCCCACTGAAGGCGACCCACTCTGGCACGTTCACGGCAGGTACTACTTGCCCGAAGCGCGGGTGATCGAAGAGCTAGACAGCAACACAGGACGCTACCGAGAGTTCGATGCGCTTGGCTTGCTCACCCTGACCGATGGCGAGGTGATCGAGTTCGAGGTGATCAAGGAGGATCTGCGCGAGTTCGCCGGACGCTTCGATGTGCAGCAGGTCGCCTATGACCCTTGGCAGGCTACACAGCTTGCCCAAGAGATGCAGGCCGAAGGCTTGATGATGGTCGAGGTACGCCAGACCGTCCAGAACATCAGCGAGCCGATGAAAGAACTGGAGGCTCTGGTGCTGCGCAAGCTGTTGGCGCACGGCGACTGCCCGATCCTCACATGGATGGCCAGCAACGTGGTCGCCAAGCTGGACGCGAAGGACAACATCTACCCGAACAAAGAACGGCCCGAGAACAAGATAGACGGCGTTGTCGGGGTGATTATGGCATTGAGCAGAGCAATCGCAGGCGATGAATCAACCGACCTGTCCGACTTCATTGGGAGCCCGATAATCGTATGAAAGACAAGGCGAAAAAGCCGGGCCGACTGAAGTCAGCCGTCATTGGCTGGTTGGGCCTGAGCGACATGACCCAATGGGCTAATTGGCAGGGGCGCGAGGCGAAGTCAGGAATAACCGTCACTTCAGAGAAGGCGCTGAGCCTGTCTGCCGTGTGGGCCTGCACGCGCCTGGTATCGCAGACAATAGCAACTTTGCCTATTGGCCTATATCAGCGAAACCCTGACGGCAGCCGAAAGCTGGCAGACAACCTGAGTATTGCCCGCCTGATCCACTCAAAACCCAATGCAGACATGATGGCGGTGACTTTTTGGGAGTCGATGGTGGGCGCGGCATTACTGCACGGCAACGGCTTTGCCGAAAAGCGGCGCAGCGGTGGTCGCATTGTTGCCCTTGATCTGCTGATCACAGAGAGGTTGTCCTGGCGCAGACTTGAGTCGGGCGCATATCGGTACACATACACCGACGAAAGCGGCCAGCAAAGGACCATTGAAGAAGACGATATATTCCACGTCCCCGGATTTACCCTTCATGGCCGGTTCGGAATGTCGGTGATCCGCTACGGGACCGAAGTGATCGGCTCTGCGCTGGCAGCCAATGAGGCGGCAAGCAGCACCTTCAAAAACGGCCTAATGCCGACCACTTATTTCAAGATGGAACAGACCATCAAGAAGGAGCAGCGCGAAGAGTTCAGGCAGAGCATGGAAAAGATTTCCGGTTCGCTGAATGCCGGCAAGTCTCCGCTTCTTGAGGGCGGCATGGACGTTGGCCAGGTGGGTATCAACCCCGCTGACGCTCAGTTGCTTGAGTCTCGCGTGTTCAGTATTGAGGAGGTGTGCCGCTGGTTCGGGGTTCCACCTTCCATGATCGGCGCAACTGATAAGGCATCAAGCTGGGCCAGTTCAAGCGAGAGCTTGAATCTGTGGTTCCTGCAGTACGGACTGCGCCCTTGGCTGAAGCGCGTAGAGCAGGCCATATGGGATCAGCTGCTAACTCCCGTCGAGCAAATAAAGTATTACGCAGAGTTCAGCGTCGAAGGTCTTTTGCGTGCCGATACTGCCGCCCGAACCAGCTTCTACTCGACTGCGCTTCAAAACGGATGGATGAGCCGCAACGAGGTCCGAATCCTCGAAAACCTGCCGCCCATCACTGGTGGCGAGATATACACCGCTCAATCAAACCTGCTGCCGCTGGATATGCTCGGCGGCGGAACAGAATCGCAGGCCGTAAAGGCTGCGTTGATGCACTGGCTTAAAGAGGGCGACCAATGAAAACCAAGACTGGCGCGATGCAGCGCAAGGCCACGGCCATTCGCACCAAGCATATTGACGTTCCGCTTGAGATCAAGGCTATCAACGAAGATGGCAGCTTCTCTGGCTACGGCTCAGTGTTCGGCGTGAAGGACAGTTATGACGAGATCGTAGCCCCCGGCGCTTTCGAGGAAAGCATCAAGGGCCGCATGCCTTCGCTGTTGTGGCAGCACAAGAGCAGCGAGCCAATCGGCGTTTATACGTCCGTCAAAGAGGATGGCGTGGGGCTTTATGTTGAGGGCCAGCTGGCTCTGAAAACTGTTCGTGGTGCTGAGGCATACGAACTGATGAAGCTGGGGGCTATATCCGGTATGTCCATTGGGTTCTACACCCGCGAGGACAGCTACGACAACGTGACCGGAATTCGCACGCTGAAGAAAGTTGATCTTTGGGAGGTGTCCCTGGTGACCTTCCCGGCAAACGAAGCCGCCCGCATTACTGGAGTTAAAGAGATTATCGAGGAAGGCAAGCTGCCAAGCCTCAAAGATTTTGAGAGGTTCCTGCGTGAGGCAGGCTTCTCGAAAACGCAGGCCACTGCTGTCGCCAGCAAGGGTCTTGCGCATCTGCTTCGGAGTGAGTCCGACGCACCGGCGAAAGATGAACTTGCAGACATTCTGGCTGCTATCAAATCCGCCCCGCGTTTGGGCACACAGGAGTAACACCAATGCGAAACTTTAAGCTTTCGGCAGTATTCATGCTGCTGGTTGTATCACTGCTGGCTATGACCCCTATGGTCTTTGGCCTTTCCCTTGAGGCTGCAGGCGCTTCTCTCGCTATTGTGGGGATTGCGTCCATGTTGCTGGAGAAGGCGCCCCAAGGTTATCAGGCCCGCACATCTTCCCAGCGTGGTGAAGTAGGCGAGCCTTCAGTCAAGGACGCGGTTCTTGAAGCAATGAAGAACCACTCAATCGAACTGACCAACGCTATTGCCAAGACTGAGACAGATGTCAAGGAATACGGCAAGGTTCTGGACTCCACTAAAACCGAGATCGTCACTCTGAGCGAGAAGGGTAACGAGTTCGAGGCCCGCCTGGCCGCTGTCGAGCAGAAGTCAGTACGCGATTCTGGCGCTCCGCAGAAGCAGAAGTCCCTGGGCGAGATGTTTGTCGAGTCCGATGCTTATAAGCAGTACGCCGGTAAGCAGTATCACAAGGGCCAGTCCTCTCCAATGGAGATCAAAGACATCACGTCTGGTGCTGCATCGGGCGGGCCTGGCATCTGGTCTTTCCGTGATCCTGAGATCGTCACCGACCCCTATCGCCCGCGCATGCTGCGCAGCCTGATCCCTACGGTTCCGGTTGACAGCAATCTGGTCGAATGGGTTCGCACCAACGTACGCACCAACGCCGCCGCAACGGTTGCAGAGGCTGGCCTCAAGCCCAAGTCTGAACTGACCTACGAGCGCAAGGAAACTGCCGTTCGTAAAATCGCGCATTACTTCAAGACTAGCTCTGAAGTGCTGTCCGACTTTGCCCGCCTGCAGGCCGAGATCAACAACGAAGGCTTCGAGATGCTTCGCCAGGTCGAAGAAGATCAGTTGATGGCGGGTGACGGCACTGGCACCAACCTGCTTGGCCTGGTGCCGCAAGCTACGGCGTACAACGTGGCCGCCACTGTAGTGGGTGACCAGCAGGTAGACGTGCTTCGCCGCGCCATCCTGCAGGTTCGTCAGTCGTTCTACGGCGCAACGGGCATCGTCCTCAACCCTGCCGACTGGGCTGCTATCGAGCTGCTGAAGGATAGTCAGGATCGCTACTTGTTCAGCGGCTCCGCGGCTGGCGCTCCGGCTCGCCTGTGGGGTCTGCCTGTGGTTGAGTCTGACGCACTGGCTGCTGGCGAATTCATGGTTGGCGCGTTCTCTACTGCCGCGACCATCTATGACCGCATGAACTCGGCGGTCTTCATGTCCACCGAGAACGAAGACGACTTCATCTACAACATGGTTTCGATCATGTTTGAAGAGCGTCTGGCTCTGGCGGTCAAGCGTCCGCTGGCGTTCGTTCACGGCAACCTGACCGGCGCAGTGTAACCGGCGAAAATTGATAGGCGGGGCTTCGGCCCCGCCCATCTGGAGGCTTTATGAGCACTAAGGTAGCAATAACAAATCGCCCATTTCAGCGAAGCGACACCAAAGAATACGTCAAGGCTGGCGCCAAGATCGAAGGCACTGCCGAGTACATAGGCGAGCTAATGGCTAACGGCCTAGCCCGCGAAGTAAAGGTTCAACGGGAGATGGAGACAAAAGCTCCTGAGCCCAAGGCCAAGCCGGCAGCAAAGCCTGCCACCAAAAAGGCTGACTAATCATGTCCGTGATCGCTATCGAGATTGCCATGATCCACACGCGGGCTGAAGCAGAAGACCAGCCGATGGTGCAAACCTATCTCGATGCGGCAGAGGATCATGCGGCGCAGTTCTTGGGGCGCAAGTTCTACCCTGACCAGACGGCCCTCGATGACGCCGTTATCGCTGAGACTGCCGGGCTTGAGCCGATAGTGGTCAACCCTTCGATCACTGCGGCATGCCTGTTGATTACCGGACATCTGTTTGCAAACCGTGAAGACGTAGTTGTCGGCAGTATATCCAGCGCTTTGCCGCGAGGCTCAGAGCATTTGCTGTTTCCGTATCGCATAGGGCTGGGCGTCTGATGCGCGCCGGATCGCTAAGACACCGCGCCGAGATACTGGAGCTTAGCCCGGATCTCTGCCCGGTAGTTGTCTCGGGCGTATGGCTGGCTATCAACGCCAAGGAGTCAGCAGAGCCGCCCATGCCCACCAGCCTGCGCAGTGGAGCAAAGGTTGATATTCGTGCGCGCTATAGCTCCAAGCTGTTCCAGGGTCGCTACCTGCGCCACGGTGACCGGCTGTTCTACATCACCAGCGTGCGCGACCCGGTAGGCGACAAGGCCGAACTGCGCATCACTGCCGAGGAACTGGTAGGAGCACCGGCTCAATATCTGCCGCAAGACATGGCGCCGAGATCCTGCCGCGTGCTGATCCAGCATGAGGCGCCCTGGCTGGACGATATGGGAGCCGTGACCGACTACAAGACACGCGGCGAAGTCGCAATCATTGAGGCTGGCCGCGTTCAGATTGGCGATCAACTGTCACTATCTGGCGTCACATACAACGTCATCGCATACGCAGATGGATCTGATGACGGCGTGGTGCGCGGGCTTTGGCTGGAAGCGCAGTGAGAGTATCAGTCAACCCTGTTGGCTTTGCCGCAGCCAGCCGCAAATTAAGCGAGGCAGGTCGCAAGATCGACCCGGCACTGAGAGGCGCACTTAACACCACGGCCACGAAGACGCGATCAGAACGGTTTGTAAAGCCGCTGCGCACGACCATCAAGGGCAAGCGATTACGGCCCGCACTGAAGGTAAAGCGAGCCAATACGCGCAGGACCGAATCAAGGATTATCCCGTCATCATCAGGGATATTGGTTACTCAGTATTCCAAATGGGGCTTTGACGCCATTGACGCGACCAGGGCGCGGATATGGGTCATGGGGCTGAATGGCAAGAAGATAGCCGCAGGCTTTGTTAACCCATCAAGCGTTGGCCGTAAGCCGCTGATCACTCGCACATCTAAGCGCGGCAGATCGCGGACCTATACCTACAACAAGAAATTGCAGGAAGCCATGGGGCCGTCAGCCGCCTATTGGTTCAAGCAGCTTGCTGGGCCGGCAACACTTAACTGGACCAGTGCCTTTCTCCAGAAAGAGTTTCAGCGCCGTATCGAGATTGAACTGAGGAAGCCATGAGCAGAGCCACCGAACTGACAGACGCAGTTGAGTCTGCGCTGCGTGAGATCACGCCCACAGGCTTTAGCACCGACATCAAGGCCGTGTATGGGGTCGGTGAGATAAAGCCCGACAAGGCGCCGCTGCCGTGCCTGTTGGTGCGCATTGACTCTGACGCTGGAACTGATCGCGTAGGCGTCAAGGTTAAACGCTCAATCGAATATCAGATCGAGGCCGTGTTCCCGCGCACGGCGACATTGCAGGAATTGCAGCTCTGCCACCACGACATACTCCGCGCACTTGGTTATGGGCAATTACGCCCTGATCGACCGCTTGCGCCTGGCTGGGTGGGCGAAGAGTCCGCCGAGTTTGATATGGCAGCCGAGGGAGGCACGCACCGCACCGTCACTGCCAGCATCGGTATCGAGTACATCGAAACGTACTAACCCCTAATTACCCCAACCCCAACCCGCCATGTGCGGGTTTTTTTATGTCCAGAGGAAACACGCAATGGCTAATTATGCATACATGGGCAAGGGCATTGTGTCCCTCACTCCCGAAGCTGGCGGCGCCGCCCGAGATATTGGCAACGTCTCAGCGCTGACATTCAACATCAACGAGAACATCATCAAGCTCCCGAACTACCGCACAGCAGGCGGCGGCACTTACGCATCAGTCAACCGCATCGAGTCCGTCGAATTTACGGCCACTTTGCACGACCTGAGCCCTGAGAACCTGAGCATGGTTCTGTTCGGCACCGTGACCACGGATGTCAGCACCGCCACTATCGAGGCGCTGACTACTGGCGCGCAGACGTTCGAGATGGTGTTTGCTGGCGTGAACGAAGCAGCCACTGGCCGCACCGTGACCGTGACTGTGCACCGGGCGAAGATCGGCGCAGCGCAAGGGCTTGGCTTTATCGGCGACGAGTTCGGCGCGCTGGAGATTACCGGCGAAGTCCTGATCGACACCAGCATCGTCACAGCCGGTTTGTCGCAGTTCTTTAAGGTGGTCATGGATACTGAAGCGGCGTAAGCCGTTTGGCTAACACGTCAGGCGGTGCTACATTCCTCTCTGTCTATCAGGGAGGAATGTATATGCGGATTCTGCTTGCCACTCTAATCCTGTGCTTATTGCCAACCGCCGCTAGCGCTCAATCTGTGCATCGGTGTGTAGACGCTACGGGTAAGGTAGCCTTCACTCAGGCGGGCTGCGGCACTGTCCTAAAGCCAGATCAGGTGTACGACGCAACCAATGTGGCGCCGAGCGGAGGCTCGGAGGTAGTACCATACGGGCGCGTGCCAGAGCCGCGCGCGCAGTCTCAGCAATCGCGCGAGCCAAGATATAAAGTGGTTGGCCCTAACGGAAGTTGCAGAGCGACAGGGACGCAGAGCGAGGCCTATAGGAACGGCTACCCGTCGCGTGGTATGTCTATTGCTCAAGTGCGATCCATGTACGGTGCGCCAGATCAGGTTTCCGCATCAAGTAATGGATATCTCAGGCACACTTGGTACAGCACAGACACGCTACCAATGCGCAGTGTGAGTTACGACGAGAATCAGTGCGTAGCAGAGGTTTTCGCCAGCCAGAGATACAACAGGGAGCCAGAAAGACGGCAGCCTGGAACGCGAGCTAATACAGTTCGGCGCTAAGCGACACAATTCAAACCAACCCGCCCAGGCGGGTTTTTTATTGCCTGGAGTTTATCAATGACCCACGAAATCCTATTTCCTCAGCGCGAGTTCGTAATGATGTGCGGCAAAAAGGTGGAGGTTATGCCGGTGCGCTTTGTCGATTTCGAGCGATTCGGCAAGGCTGCTGGGAATGCAATCGCTATGGCAGCCAGCCAGACGGTCGAGCAGCTGTATGTCTACGCCAGCAAGTCGGGCGTGCTGCTGGATATTCTCGGCACCTGTACCAGCCTCAGCAAATGGCGAATCAAACGTCTGCCGGCCGTGGTTGCTGTTCAGTTGATGTTTGAGGTGATCCGAATCAATAAGGATTTTTTCGAGCAAGCCCTGGTAAGCGCGGAGAAGGCGCTGGCTGGGGCGCAGTAGTTCAACAGCTGATCAGCGCCGGCCACCGGCTTGACGACGTTAAGCAGTACACCTTGCCGCAGATTCAGTTATTCGCCAAAGAGGCCGCAGCGCGAGATGCGCAGGCGCTAAAGCACATGGCTATAGCAGCGCGCTCGGCAAACGCCAAACAGCAAGACTTTGAAAAAATGATGAGGCAACTCGATGGCTAGGCAAATCAAAACGCAGCTGGTCGTCGAAGGCAAGAACAACGCCAGCAAGGCATTCAAGCAGGCAGAGACGCAGCTGGGGGGTATCAGTTCTGCTGCCAAGAAAGCGGGGGCCGCGCTGCTCGGCGCTTTCTCTGTGGCTGCTGTCGGCAGCTGGGTGAAGAACAGTATCGATGCCGCTGACGAAGCGCGCAAGCTGGCGCAGGCTGCCGGCCTGACTACTGAAGCTTTCACTGGCCTGCAGTTCGCAGCTGGGCAGTCAGGCGTTAACGTAACTGAGTTATCAGGCGCACTGACTAGGCTCAGCCGGTCTATGTCTGACGCAGCTACTATTGGTGGGCGCCCCGCTGAGGTTTTCGCACGCCTTGGTATTTCCGTCAAAGACTCCGAGGGCAGCCTGCGCTCGGCGGACGCTGTATTGTCTGACCTGGCGGACCAGTTTCAAGCTATGCCAGACGGAGTGGGCAAGACGGCAGCGGCTGTTGAGCTGCTGGGCCGTTCTGGTGCCAAGCTGATTCCGCTGCTCAATGGTGGCTCAGAAGGCATCAAGGCGCTTACAGCTCAAGCGCAGAGACTAGGCCTGGTGATGAGCGACGAGCAGGCCATTGCATCCGAGAGGTTCAACGACAGTCTCTCTGCTCTTGGTGGAGCGTCAAGGGGCGCAGCAAATACAGTGAGCGCAGAGCTTCTGCCGACATTGAACTTGATGAGCGGTCTTTTTCTGGATCTAGCAGAAAATAGCGAAACAGCTTCCGTATTCGCCACGCTGCTGGGCGGCACACTAAAGACCCTTGCAACGATCGCATTGATCGCTGGTTCCGGGATAAGTTTCGTAGGCGAAGGACTTGCTGCTATAGCGGCATCTACTGTAATGCTTTTGCGCGGCGATCTTGACGGCGCTGCCAATGTCATCGCCGACTTTGGAAAGAATATCGAGGATAGCTTCAGGACCACCTTTGAGCGGATCGACAAAATATGGACTGGCGGGTTTGAGGACGCAGGCAAGGCAGCCACCGACACAGTTAAAACCATGCGAGAGCTTCAGGATGCCGCACTCAAATCCGCAGAGGCGACGAACAAGGCATTCGCTGACTCCTACAAGAAGATGGTGTCGGCTGCCGATAAGGCGCTGAAAGACCTGGTGAGGAAAGAAGCAGCTGCCCAAAAAGACATTCAGGACATACGCGAAAAGCGGCTCGATATCGAGCAGAAGTATGCCGAGGCAATAGCAGGCTTCAGCGGCGGGGCGGGCGGGCCGTCATACGCTAACGCCCAGGATCTCAAGCTGGACGCGCAGCAACGATTAAGGCAAGGCGATGTCGAGGGCGCGCAGAAGTCCGCAGAGGCAGCGCTCAAGATGCTTTCCGATCTGGCTGCTGCTGGTGAAAACACTTACGGGTTTGAAGGCTTTGCTAATGAACTGAAAGCCATTGAGCTTGCCGCTAACGATCTTGAAAATACAAGGGCCGATGAAAAGCTTGCCGAAATACAGGCCAAGGTTAAGGATCTTAACGCCGAGATAACAAAGCTGACTGACTTTAAGATCAATCTTGAGCTGACCGAGGCTGAGCAACAGAAGATAGTCGATCAGATTGAGCTGCTGCGCGAGATGCTGGGTCTGCCGGTCACTATCCCGGTTGTGATCGCTGCGCCTACTGAGATGATCGCCAGAACGCAACAAGGCGTCACCGGCAGCTTTACTGGTGGAGCAACTGGCAGCTTCGCATCAGGTGGCCGCATCCGAGGCCCAGGCACCGGCACCAGTGACAGCATCATGGCCCGCCTATCCAATGGCGAGTACGTCATCAAGGCCGCAGCGGTGCGTAAGTATGGCGCGCACATGTTCGACAATCTCAACGGGATGCGCGTGCCGAAGTTCGCAGACGGCGGCATGGTCGGCAGCGTATCGGCAGCGGGCGGCAACGGCTCGACCCTGAACCTGTCGCTCGATGGGCAGAATTATTCTCTTAGCGGCCAGGCAGACACCATTGCTGACCTGGCCAACGCTGTTCGCAAAGCCAACTTGAAGCGCAGGTAAACCATGACACAGCTCGTTTTAGGCGGCATCCCGGTAAGCCTGCACACCGGAGAGCCTGCGCACAGTTACGGCTATGTGGGCGGACGCACAGATGTAACACTGAGCGGCGGCACACCCGTACCCATGCGCAGCTTCACCAAGCGATTGATCACTATCAGCGGCTCGGGCTGGGTCAGCACCGGCCTTGATGCGCTCAATTGGGATGCTTACCACTTTCTGCTGTGCGCAGTTCCGCTGCGAGTATCGGGCATTGATTCAACCCTGACGATCACCGCTGACAGCCGCCCGGATGAACCTGTGCGCGCTCAGGCTTTGGTCGGCGAAGATTGGGTCAGCACTGATGTTTCAATGGTTGGCAGGGTCGGCACTATTACGCCTGTTGCTGGCGCATCCGTTTACACCCTGACGTGGTTCCCGCAATTCACCGTGCTGTGTGAGCCGCCAGAAGAGGGCTATGGATCTGGCGCCGTCGATTGGCAGATCATCTGCCGTGAGGTTTAACGGATGAACAACGCGCCGATCAATAGCGGGCCGCTGAACAGTATGGGCGGCAGCGCTATCCCGTCTGCCGTTGTCATCACGCCGAGCACAGGCTTTGTCTGGCGCTGGATTGTCACATTGGGCGGCGTTGATGTCTCTGACCAGTTGACCGGCCCGGTGCGCGTTGAAGGCTCCGAAGACGGCGACATGGTGGCCACCCTCAATTTGTGGCTCGGCGATGATCCTGTCAGCATCCGAGGCTATACCGGGCAGACGCTCGCGCTGGACTTCGTTGTGCTGGGCGACCCTGAACTGGTCAGCCGCCGCTTCACTGGCTTTCTTGTGCAGCCTGAGTTTGACGTGCTGACGCGCATTCTGTCCTGCACCGGCACCACGCGCCTGAGCGATACGTTCGAGGCAATGGAGCTTGATGCCATCGATCTGACTGTGGGCGGTAGCTGGTCGCAGGACGTGTTCGAGGAAACGGCAGGGCGCTCACGCTGGGAATACACCCAGGAGCGCATGAGTACGCGCCGGGCAGGATTGAACGCAGACCGCGCCGGCCAGGCAAGGCTCACGCCCTGGTATCCGGCAGGCATTGCTTTTGACTTCGCCCCGGGCAGCACGATCTATCAGAGCCTTGATATATCGCTGTCATCGTTGAGCGAAACAACGAACGTATTAGAACTTGAGATCGATTATCGCTTCCCGCGCTATCGTCAGCGAAATCAAGACTACAGCTGGCTGCATCCGGGTACGGGCGGCAACACCAGTCTGACCGGCTTTAATGCCTGGCGGGCTGATTCTACCGAGCTGCCCGACATCCAGATGGTGACCGATGCGGTCGAGTCCGCTGGCTGGTTCATTACTTGGAATAGCTGGTACAGATTGCCCGGCAGCCTGCCTGAGCTGGCGCAGCCGTGGTTTAACGAGAATATTGATCTACTGCTGGGCGCTGACTTTGTTGCAGCTGTGCGCTGGGCTCAGCCTGCCGTCGAGCGCTATCGGGTGCGCCTGGTAGTGCAAGAGGCGCTTGATGCTGTGGGCGAGGTCATCGTGCGTGATCGAATCGTGCTCGATACCGACTCCGACACAGATCGGCTATGGGAGCAAAGCACCGAAACAGAAGATGATCAGCCGGTAGAGTCTGACGACCCGCTTGACCAGTTACCCCGGCGCGATCAGGTCCGACTTGATGCGGCTGCTTCGACTGGCTTGCTGCGTGCGCGGGCTCAACTGCTCCAGGCACAACGTCAGTCAACGGTCAGCTGGCAGATCCCGCTTGCACATGCCTTGGCCGTGGACTTTGGGCAACGCCTGAAGTTGAGCGATCAGGGCGCCACGGTCACAGGCACGGTGATCGCGCTATCTGAAGAGGCCGACATTGACAGCGGTGCTGCGCTGCTGACCATTAGCATTGCGGTCGGACAGGGTGATGCCGCTGCCGTATCTGACGCGCTGCAATTGCCAGCCCCGCCTGCATTCGTGGATGACATCGCCCCGGTGATCGAGAGCACGCTTGATACGCAGATCGGTTTGCGCATATCCAGCCCGCCATACAACGACGCCCTGACCGGCTTTGCGGGTAGTTATTCCATCGGCAACGGCGACCCGTCGCTGAGATACCCGCGCCGCTTTGCTGTGCCAACGCCAGAGATTCCCGCGCAGTGGCGTGACGAGGCAGTTGCCGAACAGCCGGTGATTATTCGAGTAGCGCCACCCGTTGATGTACTGGAGGTTTAACGTGGCATCACCCGACGAAAGAGCCGGACGGATACGCGGCAACCTGAACAGCAGGGCCGCGAATCTTGCCAGCAATGTGAACGAGCGCACCGACAGAATACGCGGCAACCTGACAGCCAGAGAGCAGCGCCAGACCAAGGGATTGATCGAGGGTCTGCAAGCGTTAGCTGTGCCTGAGCGTCAACCGCCGCGCCTGACTCGCGTGGAGCCAAGAGGCTCAATACCGGCAGCGCGCGGTTATGCTGAAACGGCATTTCAGCCAGGGACCGGCACTCAGGGTGGCGGCATTGCCAGCCCTCTGACTGAAGGCCAAGCGGGGCCGCCGGACAGCGGCGACCCATTGCCTGCTGGAGAGGTCGGGACGCCAAGGGTTGAGCGCACTTACTATGAATTTAGCGACTTCATATACAGCAACGACTTTGCAATCGCCGTTGTTATCCAGCCGATGAAAACCCTGAAAATGTACGACGCTAACGGAGGCGTTGTTGAGATGCGCCTTGCCGATCCACAAGTGGACCCAGGGGCCTAGTCATGTTTGACGATAAATTCACGCGCTACATGCCCGGCAATATAAAGACCTTTGGTGTTCCTTGGCATGGTCTGGCCCAGCAGCCGTCGCCGCAATTGATAAGCGGGCAGCAGTACACCATGACGCTGCCATCAGGCAGAGTTCTTCCGGTCACGGCGTCTTTCGTGCTGCGCCAGGGCGGAGTGCTAGGCGACAGCCGCAGGTATCGTGATCCCCGCGCTTTCGTCCCGACCTTTGAGCCACCCGAGCAGGCGCAGGCTGATACGGCTGGCGCGCAGTGGCGGGCAGATATGCTGCTGCCTTACCGCTACGGATACGACTCTGACTCACAGATAGAACAGATGTACTTTGACGGGGTGAAAGGGTGGCGCGTGAATTTATCCGGCACACTGTCCGCCGCGCCAAAGGTGGAGATACGCAACGCGATTACGCTGGGCCTGCCGGTAACATTTCCCCGAGATCCAGCGCTTTATAGCCTGGATGTCAGCTCGACCGATTCCCCGCCTACCAGCAGAAGCGGTTACGGCGTGCAATCGCTCACCGTGCGGATACTTGACTGCACAGAACAAGGCGACCGGCTGCTGGTCAGCGTGACCAACTTCCCGTCTTTTTTTCGGTACGAGATACGCCTGTTTGAGTTGTGGGAGTATCGGTTGAGCGGGCAGGGTGAAAACATCACAGCTGAGCGCGAGCTGCTTTGGAGTCATGACGACTTCATTTCAGCCGCGCAGGTCACCGACAACATGCCGGACGGCCCTCTCTATGAATCTCCGATAGGTACGCCTTACTGGAAGGCGGCAGGCAGCACGGCCAGCGGGATGAATCTAACAACGAACTTCGAGTTTGAACTGCGCCCCCTTTCAATCGGCGACGGCTCGTCCAATACCTTCGCAAATTTCGAGCGAATAATCACACGCAAGTTAAACGGGCGCGTGCTGGGTGCCTATTACGCTGGCGGATTGATTAAGTACGTCACTCTGGACGTTGAGGCGCAAAGCACATCTATAGCCACAGCAACCCACTCGCTGAGCAATTCATCGGTTGGGACGGGGTTTGTTGAGGGGCAGGGCTCGAACTATAACTGGCCGCCCCGCATTGAAGATGGCTTAACGCTGCCGTCTTACACGGTGACTAGCAATGTGGATCTGAACGTGACCACCACGCTTAAGGTAAGCCTGAAAAATGACGGCGCGCTTGTGAGTGAATTTATTGCAACAGGGACGGGGGACAGGACAAGCACAACCACTAGAACGTGGACCAAGGTTGGCCCGTTCAATGACTACCGGAACTTTGACATCCAAAACCCGCCAGGCTACGGGCTCCTGCCGCAAAACAGCTCAGCCATCACGGCCTCTTATATTACGACCAGCACGCACAACTATGACGGCGCCGATCTAGGCACGCGCACGAACAATGGATCAGGGGCCAATGTGGGTATTAGTCTCGCGGGCCTTGTATCGGCAGTGCCTGTAGCGTCAACGCCAGAGAATGCTTTCCAGGGTTTTAGACTTACCGTGCCTTACTATGGTGATCCCAATGACGGGACCAGAGTACAGCCGTGCCGCTATAACAACTGCATGCTGGCCTTGATGTCTCAGACATTCACCTCAGACCCTAATGCCAGCCATTTTAGAGTTGGAAAGATTGCATGCAATGGCCTGCTCATCCCTGGCAGCTTCAGCTACCAAGGCCAGCAGACCTTTAACGCTGATCCAGGCTTCGGCTTGTTCGGAGCTTATAACGCGGTAACAGGTGAATACGTGCGGGACAGGCCCGCTAACTGCTTTTACGTCTGAGGCGAACCATGGACTTTACAAATAACTACACCGCGCCAATCACCCTGGCTGCCGGTACAACTTCTGCTGCGCTCAGTTTGCCTGATGGGCAATACTTGCTGACGCTCGCGGACAGTGAGTCACAGGCTACCCGGTGGGAGATTGTTGCCGCTACGGTTGCAGGCGGTGCAGCGACACTCACGCGTGGCCAGGAGGGCACCACCGACCAGCTCTGGTCATCAGGCAGCGTCATTTACATGGGCGTTACAGCCGGCCTGTTAGCGGGACTCTTCCAGCGCATTGACGATCTTGAACAGACGCAAGCTGATCCCGCTGTGATTACCAGTATTCTTGCGCGCCTCGATGCGCTGGAGGCGGCCGGCTCTGGATCTGATCTGACCTTTGTTATTCAGTCGGGCCAGCGATTCGACGGGGACTACACACTAACCGGCTTCGAGACGGCGCAGACTGTCGGATCACTCACCAGCGGGCCATCGGAAATTGGGGGCGTATCGATCACGGTCGAGTATTGCTACACGTCCGGCATGCTGTTTGCCCAATCACCCCCGATCTATGACGTGGTGATAGGTGGTGCAGGAGCAGCTACGCCCGGCGACTACCTCTTAAATGGCCCCGGCATCCCCGCAGATACGGCTATCTCAGTGGTCAATAGCGGAGGGAACTGGAGCGCAACATGGGCTGCCGGCGATACAGAGATCATCTGGCCAGTCGGGTCAGCAGTAACAGTTACCCTCACGCCAGTATAACCCCACTCATCAGGAGCCCTGCCCATGCAGCCGGCAAACGTACCTTTGTGCCTAACACCCGGCACGACTCATCGCAGCACCTTGCGGGTTATGCAGCCTCAGTTCGTATATCGGGAGATAACCGTCATTGACGCCGCTGCACCGGTACGACTGACAGTGCCTGCTCACGGCATCGGAGCAGGCACTTGGCATTGCTGGCTCACCCGCGTGCAACAGATGCCAGAGCTGAACCGCGAGCCAATCCGCCAGTTGCCGCACAGGGTCAGCGTGATTGATGCGAACACGCTGGAGATCAACCGTATATCAGCAACAGGGCGCAACCCCAGCGGCGGCGAGCTTGTCTATCA